GGTTCCCAGTCAGCAAGCCTGCGGAGTCGTCGTAGTTCACACTGATATTCGTCATATCCAGAGGAGCAGGGAAGTTAAAATCGCGTTCCTTCAATGCCTTAATTTCTGGGGACCAATTCTTTGCTACAAGAAAGTCTCGAATATCGTCATGAGCCCAATTCAAAGAGGCGTAGATAGCACTGCGTCGAGAACCACCCTGCATCACCCCACGGCCCGCCTCATTCATCATCTGCATGAGGGGAAGTGGACCAGAAGCAGTACCTCCTGTACGACTCAAGGGTCGGCCTTTAGCACGCAGGAGGCTATAGTCTGCACCAATTCCCCCACCAGTCATGAGACAAGAGACCCCACGTTGCATTAGAGCAGCCCATTCCTCTCGGGTATCTTCTTCTGCTCGGAGCAAGAAACAATTGTTAAAAAAGCTATATCCACGTCCTGCGTACCAAATATAGCGGCCCCCCGGATAGAACTTGCCTTCAATAATAAACTGTTCGAGTTGTTTAAGGTCTTCACGAGACATCAGGGGAGAAGCTTTACCCCAACGTGAACCACAAACATCCTCTACAATGTCATGTGCCCGTTGTGCCCAAGTCTCTCCAGGAAATTTAGCGTACTTAGCATTAAAGATGGTTTGTGCAAATGTGTTACGAAACTGACTCAAGATGTCTCCAGATTTTTCGATTCCAGATGTCTAGAATATTTGTTTTTGAACATTGGAAAAGCGCGGCGGCTTCCCTACTAGACATATCTCCTTTAACAGAGAGAATGTCTTTTACTTGTGATTCCGTAAGACGAGCTAGGTGACAACGTTCTCCTTTGGCCTGTCTATTTTTTGTCACCATGTCTTGGGAATTTTGGGCATGTGTACCAATAGATAGGTGTTTAGGATTAATGCAAGAAGGATTATCACAAGAGTGCATTACCACATTTCCCTTTATAGCTCCAATTACCTGTCGATGTTTATAAATAGTTTTACCGTTTTCCCAAGTGACTGGATAACCTCCACTATTTGTAGCACCTGTCCATAATACACATTCATCAGAGATTTCCAATTTTTACCTCCGGTTTATTCGCTCCTGTTAGTTTTTCCAACTCTCGTTGGTGTTTCTGTTCATCAAGACGACACATTTCGCATTGTCCCTTCTTCAACCACTGTCGGTGTTTCTGGCACTTGTACGGAGTAGTTAAAGGCTTTAATTTCGTCATTGGCTTCTTGCTCCTGAATTTGCCGGGTTAAGAAAGACTTTTTATACCCAATTTCATCCAAGGGCAGAGAGGAGTTCTTGTTGCGCTTCTTCAATTTGTTCTTTTAGTAGGATAACCAAGTCGGAAATATCTAGACCTAGAATGTCTAGAAGCTGAACCTCGTCCAGCTTTGCTATAATTAGTTCGTTTAGTTCATCGTTCATAAACGTAAATAGGTTTTCCTAGCTTAGTCATTGCGTCAATCATATGTTTGGTTCCCTTCGATTTTCCATCCCAAATAGCCACAAGAGCATCTGCATACTTGGCCATCTCATCATTACGCCAAAATCCAGCCGCTTTCCCTAACGTATCCCATTTAGGAATAAACTGCTTGACAGGTAAATTATTACATCTGGCATAATACTCACCATCTCTATCTACACCCCTAGCTCCGCCAGAAACTACTTCAGAAATAGAAAAACCAGATTGTTCTACTGCCTCAAAAACATTTTTGGCAACAAAACCTTCTCTACTTCCAGCAATAATTACTTTCATCGCTCATCTCCACTTCCTTGCAACTTACCTCGTTCTGCTCGATCAGAGAGCTTCACAATGTTAATTTCCGCAATGTCTGCTAGGGTGTAGCCAAGCTCTTGTGAAGCCGCTGTAAGGTACCATAAGACATCTCCAAGTTCCTTTGCAGCAAGGGGCTTGTCCAGCTTACCGTCACGAATGAGCTTCTTTACTTTCTCAGAATATTCCCCAGCTTCTCCAGTGAGACCGAGAGCTGTGTAAGCCAGAGCGAGAGGCCCACCCGTCCCTGCATCAGGGTAAAGAGCAAACCGTTGTGCGAGTTTTTCGTATTCATAGAAGGACGTAATTTTCATTGTTTCTTGTAAACCTCAATAGCCTTTTGGAGGAAATGGACTGCCTTCTCTAGGTCTTGTACGCCGTTCTTGTGTTTCCATCGTGCAATGTACTTAAGAGCAGTGCCATCAAGATAGCCTAAGTCCCAGCCAGTAATCACATCCCAAGGTTCCATACCCTTGAACTGCTTGTAATGGTCACCACCAATTTGAGTGTCGTTGGCTGTTGGTTGAGGAGCCCCGTCTTGTTTGTAGTCTTCAATGTCGTGTTCGTTCAGCATATAGTCTTTCATCTTCATGGTGCAGTGAGTGTTGGGTTTTCAGTATTGAGGTATTTCTTACCAAACTTAGAGACAGCAAGGTGGACCCACCAAGCCCTCATCTTCCCCATACCATCCTCAATACAAATTTCCTTGAGGAGAGTGTCTACAAAGGGCTCTACTTGCTTTGCTACAACACCTTCACGCATCAGTTGGTACAACGCATCGTGTACCAAGCTACCACGCATGAAGTCTTTTGTATCTAAGGCAGGGCCAGAAGGCCCGTCCCATGCATAACCCTTTTTGATTTTCAGCCACCCAGATGGGAAGATTTCAACAAAATCATTTCCACCAGAGAAGCCGTCAATGTCCACATAAACACTGTACTCTTTCTGAAGTTGGTACTTGTATCCCTCTTTGTAATAGATGTACTCATTCATAGCGTTTGTTGATGTACTTAAGGCTAACAGGCATTGTGTCAAAGGCACCGTCATTTACGTCATGTAGCACCAAGAAACCCCGCCAATGTTTGTTACCTTGAGACGACATATAGTCTTCGTCGTGCTCATAACAGGAACCAGCAATGATGGAGGTTAGGGGTGTTCCATCTGCTTTGTAGGCCGTATGAATTTGTAAGCCCTGCTGATGGCCTTGGATGCAAGACATGTGCTTTTTCGCCAAGCAAGCAGCGGCAGTTGTAACAGGCCTACCCATAAGACCAGTTGTGAAATAGTGACTATAAGCAATACCATCCACAATGATAACATCAAGGAAAGGAAAAACAGTCCAACCGAAATTTTCGTACCCCAAATCACTGACGGAAAGGACGCCATCCAGTTGTGGGGAGTCATTAACGGCTCGATTGATTCGATGTTCATGGTTTCCTAAGGTAAGCAGCATTTCAGGTTTATACTGCTTTTCTTTGTTACGTTTAGCTCGGATGTTATAAGCCCAAATAGGCTCAAGGAGAGCCCGCATAGCCTCTTTGGCAGCCTCTACGTCTGCCACATACCTCTTACCCTCAAAACTCTTCTTACCCACGTCGTATGAGCTAAGAGAGGGCATGTCTGCAAAGTCACCAAGACAGATGAGTTTCTCTGGTTGCTTCTCTACAAGATAGAGTCCTATTTTACGTAAATAACCAAATTCCCGGCTTAACTTGACAATCCGGTAATACAAAATGCCGCATTATTTTGAATCCTCCAAATAACATAAAGCTCTGTAAACAAGTTTAGGCGAATCTCGTAGTTGCCCAATACCGGTATTACAATGTAAACATAAGAGCCCACGGACAGCCTTAGTGACATGGTCATGATCGACATGAGGGCGCAACTGCTCAGAGAATGGAGTTAAACAAATAGCACAGGCGTGTTTTTGGGCGTTTAGCATGACCTCAAAAACTTGTTTGGTAATTCCATATTTATCAAATCGTTTAGACTGATACCACTCCTTTTTATACTCAGAAAAGTCATGAGAATCTCTATATTGTTTTTGATACTCTTTGCGCTTATCTTTATATTTTTCTCGGTATTGTCGTTGATATTCTTTTCCTTTTTGCTCATCTTTATACGGCATCAGGTCTCCATCAATGCCTGCCAGCTAACTGGAAAAAGATTTTTACAGTACCCATCAATATAGATAGCAATCTCTCTACTTTCTTGCTGGGCATGAGGATCAAGACGCAGCTTACAAACACGAGCAAACGCCATAAGAGAACCTGTCCAAATCCAAGTTGTCATCGTATTCTGAGGCAACACCATACGAGCTTGTTCAGGAGCTACACCCAACTCAAGCATTCCAAGATAATCACTCAAGCATTGCTCTACAGTATCCATCACTCCTTGAGTAATGTGGGCTTCCATTTCGACCTCACCACTACTACCCTGCTTGGCGTTTACAGGACGACCTCGCCACACCCTAGGGAAATAGAACTCTGGTTCAGAGTCGATGTATCGACGAGATACCTCATTCCACACGAGTCCAACCTGATGTTTGACCAGTTGCCGTCCGACGAAGATGGGTGCTTTAACTCGGAAACTGATAGAGGTATGTGCAAACGGGCTCCAGTGGTTGTGCTTTGCAAGATAGTTGATGAGTTTTTTATCTTGCTCTGGAAGTATAAGAACACTAGGACATTCTCCCGGCTGCTCATCAACCCAATCGCTCTCTTTAGCAAAACTCACACGAGCAGCATTAACCACGGAGAGGTCGCTGCCCATATGATCTAAATACTCAACTCGCTGTTCACTGATTTTCATTTGAAGCAATTAAAACACAAAGACTTGCAATTAGGAACTCACATAACATATGGTACCACTCATGTTGAGCTACACTCAGAAGACCAGATAGGACCCAAGTAACTGTAGCAATCCAAAAAAATGTTTTAGCATTCATGTTATTGAACTTGATCTGGTACGTCTTGGATAAGAGTACCATCTTCTGTCATAAAGGTCGCAGAAATTTGACCCTGTAGCAGCATGGTGACTAGCCCCATAGTGACAACAGCATCCAATTCTTCGTCAGAGAGTTCTCCACGAAAAACCACCTTACCCATAGGGGTGTCTAGCTCTTTATCAATTTTCACGCTTTTTCTTTTCTTGCTTTGTTTTAATTTGGTGGCAGGGTTTGCAAATAGCTTGTAAGTTGTCTCGTTCACAGAACAACCTATCGATGAAGATGTCCCAAGAAATAAATCCATCTTGTGGACTAACGACAGGCTCAATGTGGTCAACTTCCATGTCTTTAGCAGTGAACTCTTCCTTGCACAACTCACAGCGGTAGTGTTGAGCAAGTCTCCCTGTTTTCTTGTTGATTTTCTTTTCGGTTTTGGCAGAGTTTAGGGTGTCATACTTGGGCTGCCATCGTCTACTCCCTGATCGAAGAGTTGAAGTGATGAAAGATCGAAACCGTCCCTCGGTCCACGCTCCACCGTTCCAAGTGTCTCGCTTAGTAGTTGTTTTCCTTTTTGTAACCAATCGTCGTCCTCATATCGTTGAACCCAAAGACAGGCTCCATTAAGTAACATTTGTTGTGTTGGTGTATTTACGTTGGTGTATAGGGCATAAACATACTCAAAGAGTTCTTGCTCTGTTTCTAACGTCTGCATCAACTCATAATGGCCTTCCATGAACTTGGGAACCTTCTGGCAC